TTTTTCTGGTTCTCCCAGTTCGGATATCTTTTCTTAAAGTTCTCTACGAGCGTCTTTCTTGCTTCTTCCGTAGTTGCTACCCAGTCCATTATGCACAACTCGTGCTTATATTCTTCTGCCTTAGGCACTATGTCGTTGAATACGAAGAGCGTAAACTTGTCGCCATTGAAAGGTCTTTTTAACGGATACGCAACACCGACACCTACTATTTCGTTGTTGTTAAAAACCAAGAACAGGTAGTCAAATGTGAACGCCCATGTCAGGTACATCTTAAGGGTATCACCCTCAAACCCAAACGCCTCTCTTCTGCCTTTCGTCCTGTTGGCGTTTATAAAGTCAATGACTTGATGTTGAAGCATCAAGAGACTCTGTAGCGAATAATGACAACACCGTTAGCACCATTGGTAGTAGGCACATTAATATTACCACCATTACCGCCGCCACCAGAATTGGCATCAGGAGCAATACCCTTCCCTCCACCACCCCAAACACCTTCTGGAGAAAGAGCCAAGTACTGGGCTTGTAGCGAACCATTGTTACCGCCACCACCGCCACCACCACCACCATCAGCAGGGCCACCGCCAGCAAAACCAGAACCAGATGTACCTCCAGAACGACCAGAGCCAGCACTTCCACCATTAGCAGTAATAGAAGCAAAAGAAGAGAATGTTCCGTTACCGCCAGTATTGATGCCTACAGTCACAGCCATAGGTGCTGTGTTCTTTGCAATAGTAAGGAAGCCAGTCTTTACATCTCCACCACCACCACCGCCTCCACCTTGAGTCTGATAATAAGCACCAGAACCACCAGCACCAACAATAAGGTATTCAACCTTTCCTTCACGGTTTAGAGCGGGAGTAAAAGTACCAGAAGCAGTAAATGTATGGATTTTGAATCCATCAACTGTGGTAATGTCACCCCCGCTTGCGTCAAAAGGGCTACCACCCACAGCCTTCCATTCAGTCCCAGAATAGACTTCCGCTTGGTCGAGTGTGCTGTTGTAACGCATCTGTCCTGCGACAGGAGTAGCAGGTCTCTGAGCAGTTGTTCCAACAGGAATTTTAAGAGCCTCAGTCGTGTTAAATGAGGCAACGCCGTTAACAGTCATCGTGCCTGTTGTTGTGTTATTTCCTATGACTTGGAAATTGCCAGCAATGTCAACTTCACGACCAGAAGCAGGAGTAAGAACAATGTCTACTCCAGCACCGCCAGTAATGGAGGAAGTGCTGATAGGAAGGTTGCTGTTAAGGATACTTCCAACAGTAGTCTTCTTAAGGATGCCGCCATCGTTAATGATGGTCTGGTCTGTGGATTCCACCGTGTTCGGTGTCATCGTAGTCTGTTCGGAAATTGCCCCGACTAACAGAACCGAAGAATCGACCAACTGGTTAAGCCGTGTGGCATCAACCTGCTGACCGTTGGTGAATGTATCACCTTTTTGTATTTGAGCCATAGTTATATTTTGCTTTGATTAGTCTTTTGTTGGTTCACCGCATAGATATATGCAGACCTGATTGAGGGTCTCAGGTTTGTGGTTTCAAATTTTAAGTTAATACCTGAACCTATTTTTCTAATAGGAACTCTTCTTGTTGCATCATCTGTAACAGGAACTCCAAACCTATCGACAACAGTAGTTACATCTGGATTATAGACCTCTACGGTTGTCTTGATTTGACTGCCAGCGTCGGAAACCATTTCGACTTCAGATGTACTGAATCGCTTATCTCCGATGCTGTTAAATGTGTAACGCCGTGTTTTTAGTATTCCTATAATCGCATTAGGCGTAAAAGCCGTAGGATTAAGTGTAGTAGGAATAAAGAAAGGAAGTATAGGTGTGCCTGTGCTCGGGCCGTATTCGTCCCAGTTTAACTGTTCCATCAGGAAGAATCCTTGGTCTCCGTCAATGGCGTAGAGCCGTCTCTGGTTATCCTTCTTTCCTACCAAGAATCCATGCACATCAAACCCAGCAGGGTATGTGTCAACCGACTCCCATGCCTTTAGGATGAAGTTATAAACAAGGATGGCGTTGTTGTCCTGAGAGTTGTCCAGAGGAACAGCCAAGTAATATCTGTTATTCCAATATGTGGCAACAGCCCTATGCACATACTGCTTGTTGATACGCTGTATGATGTCGTCGATAGGAGCAGAAAGCGGGTCGGCAACGGTCAACAGTCTGACAGACTCATTAGAGCCGACTGCCTGAGGTTGCAGAAAGTAAACACCGTTGTCGGATAAAAAGAACACGCCGCCGTTGGCCTGAATGACGCTCTTCTTAGCATTGCACCCAATGTCTGTTACGAGCGTCTTTATGAAAGATGTTGTACCAAGCGGGTCGCTCTCGGCATATCTCCCAAGACCGATGTTCACATAGAAGATGCTGTTACGCATCAGAACCAAGAACTCATTCAGAGTCCAAGGTGCTACGGAAACGACTTGGTCATTGCCACCTTCGTTGAAGGTAAACGCATCAAGTGCGTCCCAGTGGTTAAAGTCCAAGTAGTTGCTGACAGAGACAGTGTCCCTGTTTCGCAATGTGTTCAACTCCGTATGGTGCTTACCAAGTACTATAAGTCTGTTGGCGTAGTACAGTATGCCTGTGCAGTTAGGAAACTCAACCCCTGTTCCACTAGCGGCTAACGCAGTAACAGAATTAGCCATGTCCCACATCAGAGGACGCTTAGAGAATCCTCTTGAGATAAAGACCTTGTCTATAGCCTGAACGACATCACATCCTTCCTCTGTCGTAATCGTCTCTCCGACAGGAAAGGCAATCTTAATAGAGAGTATTTCTGTCTCTGGGTTATAAGAATACAGGCCGTCAGTTACGACAATAATGAAGATTTCCTGACCTGATGCGTTGATGTACGAACCGCTTCCATACACCTGTTGCCCTACAAGGGCTATGGAGGTCTTACGCTGAAGACCTTTTCTGACAGTTGCTACGCCTCTGTCTAACCTGAAGTTCTGCGACTGACTGACATAACCAGCGGGTAAAGCACTAGGATTGTCACGGCTGTTAAGCCCGACAAACCCTAAGTCTCCGTCCCTCTGGTATTCACTAGGCATTACTTGGTGACGATAGAGAAGTAGATGTCTCTGAGTTTTTCAGCCCAGCGAGCACCGACATAAACGCCGCCAAGGAAGGCGACTGTAATAAGAGCAATAGTAATCATTGAGGTAGGGAAATCTTGAGTCGTGTGAGTTCAGCCTTGAGTTCGGCTTCGGTGGGCTTGGTGATGAGCGTAAGAGTACCAAAGTACTTACCTCCACCAACAAACTCCCTGTAACCAAGAGCCTTTGTGTCTTTGACGAAGGCTGTCCAGCCTTTCGGAATTGTAATTTCAGTAGCCATAATTAGTAGTAGTAGTAACCGCCAGTGCCATCCCAGTAGTAGGTATAAGTGCCGTCATTTGTAATGTAGTCACCGTAGTTGGCACTTGTTACACCCTGATAGGATGAGGTGTATGTGTAACCGCTGAGTTGGAAGTGGTAGTCAATAGAACTCCAACTGTAGTATGTAAAGTAGTTGCCACTTCCGCTAGGAACTTCCGTCTGATTGTTACCTCCTGTGCTGTCTGTTCCGATGAATGTACCATCAGGCTGTGTTGTGTATCCATCATAGGTGGAATAGTATCCACCGCTTCCATCGTGATAGAAAGAAAGACCAGTCCAAGATTCGTAAACAAAGTAACCAACAGGTGTGTTTATTCCGTTACCACCAGAACTTCCGATGCTAGTAATAAATGTGCCACTGCTTGTACAACTACCGCCAGAACCCACTTCATAGTACCCTCCGCTACCGTTATGGTAAACATCACCTGTATAGGTGCAACCAGCACCGTAGTCGGTTCCGTTTATGATGATAGAAGAAGAGTAAGAGGTGTAGTTTGTGACATACACGCCATAACCCTTATATGAGATACCTGTGGCGTTAGCCCAGTCGTAAAAAGTACCACCGACACCATCTGCTACAATGTTGACCGTTGCTACTTGATTAGGGTAATTTGTGCCATTGTAGTCAAAGTAACTACCTCCAGCGGAAATAGGATACTCTGTAGTTACAGTGTTTATGATTGTCCCAAAAGGAGGAAAGGAAGGCGGCTCAGACGGCCCGTCCACAGTCATGCTTCCGTTCCCCCAAGAGAGACCGATTAGACTGAAAAGTCTGTTGAACATCAGACAGAACCGACAGCAATATGGGCGATAGAGCCAGTAGTATCAGACTTCAGGAGAACCGAACCGTTGTAGTTCTCGACAGAAATGGTCTGACTCGGAGGAATCAGAAGACCAGCAGAGCCAGTCGAGTCAAAGATGACCTCAAGGGTGGCAGTCGTAGACTTGTTCTGGATGACCACCAGAGTTCTACGCTCGGGCAGGACTCTAGGGGCGAGAACCTGAACGAACGAAGTCGTGGCGGTATAATCCGTATGGGATAACTTCCGAAGGGAAGGGGTAGAGAAGGCAGTAAACGAGGACATTATGTGTAGGGGTTAATGAATTTAATCTTTTGCGACTGGTTCTGCTGTCGGGCAATCTTGTCGGCTTCAATAGAGAGCATCTGGTTAGCCTTGGAGTCAACTCCAGCCGCCTCTTGGAGGAAGCCTTCAGACACCAGCCAGTTAGCCGCCGCACCCCAAGACAGGTAGTTACCAAAGATGTAAGGAATTTCAACCTTCTCCCAGAGTTCTGGGTTCGTGTTGGGGTTCTGACCAGCGATAGAGGTAGAACCGATAAAGTTATAGAAGTTACCGTAGTGGGGCTTCCCAGACACAGGCATATATGTGCCTGTTCCAGAGCCGCTGTCAAAGTAGACCTGAACTCCCTGAGAATAAACCGTTGTCGGGTTATACAGTTCTCCTGTAAGTTGAGGACACTTCTTTCTGTAGTTGTACCAACCTTCGGTAACAAAGTTGGAACGGAGTATGATTTTAGTGACCGTGCCGCTTTCGTAGACTTCGTAGCCTACATCTCTGGCTCTGGTCGTGACCTGAGGATTCAGGTTATAGACACCAAGGACTTCCCCAGCGTCAGCAGGTAAAGTGAACGAAGACACATTATTTGCGTCTGTCGTTATGGTAAATTGGGCAAGTCTGCACACATCGAGCCACTCATCCTGCTCCCAAGCCTCTCTGAGCCTAGCGGAAATGAAGTCACGGAACTGAGCAAATGTCTCGTCCGTGATGTTATGTCTGTCGTTGCCGCTGTATTGCAGGGCTTCGAACAGAACCTGTGAGAAGTTCGTAGTACGCATTACTTGATTATGAAACCGTCCGAAGAGAACAACGCTCCTTGGACAACCGTCTTCTTACAATAATTGCGGACAGCGAGTTCGGGATTATCTCGGAGGTACTCACGCATAAACGCTTTGTCCTTCCAGCACTCATACCCAAGTCGCTGTCCCCAATAGTGATAGGCATCGGCAGGAATGCTTGCGATTTTTCTGCCTAAACCTTTGATGTCGTTAGCCTCGTTCATATGCCCATGATGGGCAATTTGCTTGGCTTCCGCTCTGGCTATAGACTCACGCATTCGCCAGCCGTTGATGAGTTCCCTTTCCATCTCTTTGTGGAGGTGGGCAGGGATAATCTCAACCAGCGACTGGACGAATGCGTCAGCCATTCAATCAGTTCGTGAAGTCGAACTTAGCAAGGCCAAGAGGATTCTTGACGATGCAAGTAGCGATGGCTTCGACCATTCGGGCAGGGCCACCACCGTTGTCGGTGAGTTCCTTGACCTGAGCGATGTTGCCGCCGTAACCAACGCCGACTAAGTCCCAGTTCAGGAGGTAACCGCAGAAGTTATTCTTCAGGAACAGGGAGGTGTGCAGACGGATGGAGCCGAAGTCGCCTTCGAAGACATCGATGCTGGACTTGTACACGGTCTGTTCCGAATCTCTGTTAAGAGTGCGGATGACGGAGGCCGTGTTCGTGTTAGCGTTCTGTCTTGTGGTGTAAGTGAGCGAGGTGAAAGCCTGCTTTAACTTGTAACCAACGAGAGCGTCGAACTCCTGCGGACGACCAGTCTGTTCAAAGACGGAGGCGAGGATGTTCTGGCAGACCATTTCATCGAGGGCGGCAGTGCCGACAGTCGAGATGGAGGAGGTCGGAGTGCGGAACGATGTCGGGACGGCGAGGTAGGAGTCGCCAGTGAAGTCGTTCTTAATCCACGAATCCAGACCACGAGTGGCGTAGCCCTGCGTGTTACCGTCATCAGCCTTCGGCAGATTAGCGGAGCAGAGGGTTCTTTCCATCTTACGCTTCAGGATTTCCGTGGCCTTAGCGACATTGTTCGACAGTTCGGAGCGAACGCCAGCAACGACAGCGATGTCAGTTGTGAGCGGCGACACACGAGTCGATTCACGGAAAATCTGGATGTGGTTCGACAGTTCGTAGCGGTACTGGTTAGCACCGTCCTTCACATAGTTCTTAATCTGAGCACCGTTCGGGTCAACATCCGTACCATCGACCACGCCAGCCTGTTCGGCGGTCACAGTCGGAAGGGAGTCAACCTGCCAGCGGAACAGAGTGTTGCCAGGTTTAGCAACCTTCGGAGCCATCGAGGTGAAGGGGGTGGACTTAGCATCCACCATCGAGATGATGTCAGCAAGGGCTTCACGCTTACCGCTGACGATATTGGGTTCTGTTAATTTAGCCATATTCGTATATGATTATAGGAACTTGTTCATTACATTTGCTAGGTCATCAGTTCTGCCAGTTTTGGCGAACTTTGCGTATGCGTTCTGACTGCGAACTTCTTCCTTTTTGACAGTCGGTGCAACTCCGCTAGAACGAGGTTGAATAGGTGCTTTGACGGCAGGTCTCTGACCTCTGACAGCCGCTTCTCTGGCTTTTACGCCTCGGATATAATCACCAATGACCATCTTGTAATCGGGGAACTTCTTGATGGCGGGGAAAGCGTTAAGGAATTGCTCGGCAATTTGCCGTTCCTTAGCCGTTTTATCATTCCACCACGGATATTCCTTAGCCACAATGGTATCGACTTGTTCTCTCGCTTGGAGGTACTGGTAACGCTTAGGAAGCCCTTCTTCAAGAGCCTTCATAGCGTTAATCTTAATCTGCCGCATCTTGGCAGGGTCATAGTACTCTTCCTCACCATTCTCATTGGTGTGCGTGTAACCTTCTGCGTTAGCCTCAGCCCAATTCCGAACCGACCTTGCTTGGGCAATCTCTGCCTCGATTTCTGCAATCGTATTCAGGTTGGAATAAGGGTCATCAGGGATTTCACGCTCCTTAGGAGCCTGAACGGTATTCTTTAGATTCTCGACTTCAGCCTTCAGTTTTTCGATTTCGGCTTCCGCTTCTCTTCGCTTCGCTGTAAGTTTGTCGATTCTCTTCTGAACACCACGAGAAACTTCCTCTTCTTCTTCCTCGGACTTTGAATGAACCTCTTCGCCTTCAGTATCCTCAGATACGGCCTCTTGCGGCTCGTCATCGGACTGCTGGACTTCAGACTGGTTACTTTCGGCTTCGTCTGCTTCCGTCTGTGGCTCGGCAACATCGTCCCACAGAAGTTCGTTTAGTTTACCGCTGATGTCAGCGGGACTAGGAAAGTTGCTTTCCTGCGGACTGTTTTCACCATTGCTGGTGTTGGATTCGTTCGCTTCTCCAGTGTTATTTGTGTTGTCCATTAGAATAAGGTCTAAAGTGCCTTTTTTTGAGGCAGGGTTTTTGTAGACACCCAGAAACTAAAGTCAATAGAACACTAATAAGTCTAGTGTCAAAAAATTTATTCGATTGTTAGGCCAGCGTCTATCCTAGCCTTCTTCTGTTCTTCCAGAAGCAGGGCTTTGAAGTTGTTCAATGCATCGGCTCTTCCGCACTGGTGTATACGGTTTTCGCCAACTAAGTCCTTGCTGACCGCCATCTCAGTCTCGGCCTTGATGTTAAGGTCGAGGATGTACATAATATGCTCCCAGACAGCGTTACGCTCTGGGAAGGCGAATGTACGAATATTGTAATCAGTATCCTTCATTGGAGGTCTGTTCTTGTTTCATCTTATCTGAAACAGGACTAACGCCGATTCTGCCGATTTGCTTGTTCTCCTGTTGCATGACCGACATTTGCAGGTTTTTGACATAATTCTGCAACAGGGCTTGGAACATCGGGTCAGCCTGAGAAGCCTGTTGAGCCTTCATGTTCTTAGCCATGATGTCCTGAAGGTACATCAACTTGGTCTGAGCAGTCGGGTCGTTCTCAACATAGTTGGCCTCATTACCAAGCATCATCATGCCAATCTCGGTCTGGACATCCTTGTACAGACGCTGGCTGGCGGTTGTCTGGTCGGTGACGACAGCCTTGGCGATGTCAGACGACACGGCCTCAACGGACAGTTTCACCATAGCGTTTCTGTCGATGATGCCACCAGTATCCTGCGGCAGGATGTACTGGTTAATGGCCTGTAACTTCTCAAGGACAAGGTCGCTGTACAGGTTACGGACATCGAACTTCACCTCAAAGTCGTACTGGTGCGTGATGTCGTCCATCACCTTGGACAACGGAAGGCCACAGATACGCTCAACCTCAACGCCGTCCATATATTGGATGGACAGTTGAAGCATCTGCGTGAAGACCTCAGACCAAGCCGTGAGCCAGTTGTCCACGGAGTTCTGCTGAAGCATCTGGGCGAGGGCAGGTGGAGACTCTTCTCTCGTGAGGCCGAAGTATCCAGCCGCTTCCTTTTCAATCTGGTTCACAACGAACTCTGCAATCTGGGGAGAACCTCTCGGCGGCTCCATCCACTTGTAGTCGCTGTTGACATCGGAAACAGGGAGTAACATCGCTGGCCCAATCCGTCCAGTGCCGCCAACTCGCCTCTTGTACATAAGGGGGGGTACAGTCTCAAACGCTGTGCGGTCTCGCATAGCGTCCCTTTGTGCCTTGAGTTCCGCTTGGTCGGTAGAAAGGATGTCCGTGATACCACGGCTCTCATATATCGCCTTTCTAATATACTCCCTGCGAAGCACGACAAAGGGATATTTGCCATGAGCATAACCCAACTTTTCGTGCTTCAAATATGTCTCAGAACTGGCGTTAGGAGAGAACACCGTGAAGTAAACGCACGGAGTTCCGTCTTCGCTCAGTTGTCTGTAATAAGCGTAGCAAACCTCAATCAGGTTGTTGGTTCTCAGTCTGTAATCCTGAGCAAGTGTGTTAGTAGGAACGATGTTCGGGTCTCTGTACCAAGTGAACATACCCTTGGTCTTCAGGGCTTCCTCAACACCTTCTTCGTCCCACTTGTCGGTGTTAATCATAGCCCTCACTTCCAGTTCGGTCATAAAGACCTTTCTGAAAACGACTCTGGCCTTCTGTAATTCTATTGTCTCAGGCGGGAAGGAAATCTCGTCATAGGGCTTCAACGCAGTGACAGTCGGGAGGCTTTTTAATAAAACTTCCTCGTAGACTTTGGTGTAGCCCTGCTCTCTTATTTCCTTCACCATCCTGCGAATCTCCTTTTCGGAAAAATTAGGCAGGAAATTTACGATTAATGAGACGGTCATCTCATCTTTCTCGGGGTCAACGATTAAAGACGGAATAGAGGCCAACGGAGAGTCAGGGTCGGCCTTGAACGCCTCGCTCGCCATGTTCATCAGGTCAGAGATTGTAAACCGCTGTTCACGAGTCCCCATCTCCTGTTCCCAGCCGACATGGACGGCAGACCATCCGTATTGGCAGACATAGTTAGCCCAGAGTTCGGCTTCCCTACGCATCTCCTGCTTCATGCGTCCGCTGGTGATGTACTCAAGAAGAGTGGACATCGAAGCGGCGTTCTTAGCGTCTTCGGCGGTTCTGCCAGAGACACCAAGTTTAGCACCCTTCAGGGAGTTCATCCAGAGCGACACCTGCTCGTTGATGACTCTGTCAATCAGCCTGATTCTGGAGTCGGAAGCACCTTCGAACGGCAGAGCAGGGTCATCTTCATCCCGATTTTCGGAAAATTTTTTGCCGTCAGTTGTCTGACCGTCCCATCGGCAGAAACGAAGGTCGTCATTGTCGTTGAGTGCGGTTGTGTTCGCACCAAACAGATACGAACGGTTAAGTTCGTTGACGAGTTCAGGAATATTCGGCTTGTCCGAAGCCATCAGAAGAGGCTCATTGGACTCGCTTTGTTCGTGTTTAGAAGATTCGTATTCTGGCATCAGTATGAGAACGGTTTATTGACAGGCATTTGTTGAAGGTCGATGAACTCGGGTTGCATTACCACAAGATACCGTAGGCAGTCAATTGGGTCTTTAGTTGCCCCCTTGTCGCCGTCTGCACCTGTCCATTCTTTTATACAGTATATAAGGTTTTTGCAATTATTAGTTACGAAAATTTTGGGCTGGTTGAGCGGGGAGATAGGTTGTTCCTGATTCCAAGCAATCAGGTCATTAATCATAGCAACTCCCTGCTCAATAGCGATGCCAGCGGCAGGACTGAAGTACATAGGTTCGTCTCCACCGTCTAAAAGTTCAATAACGGATGTGCCTCCGTCCCTTCCGACAGCCTGTGTAGCACCAGCACGAGGGTCGATATACCGTTCCATTATCTCCTCGTCCCCTTCCAGTTTACGAATCAGTCGCTTGTAGTCGTCTATACCCATTCCAGCACCGTTTCTTTGAGCCATACCCTCCTTGCCGTCTGGTTTGTCGCTAGGTAACGCCCATTCGCCGTAGGAAATGTCAGGCCACTCTCTGTAAATGTAAAGATTTCCGTCATTGGCCTTTCTAGCCCAAATCATAAACCAGTTTCTCGCTCCAGCGGGGTCTACAACCATGTAATTGGTTCCTTCTGACGGAACTTCTTTACTGTCAATGATATGTGAGTCAGAGAATCTTGGGAACTGGTTACCAACCGTGTTATCAGCCCAGCCGTAAGCACGGATTTTCTTCTCGTACAGGTTCTTACCCTCTAAAGTTTTAACAAGTTCGTCAAATGGGTTGTACGGATTAAGTTGAGAGTGGAACCAAATGACCGAAGCGTTGGAACGATGGCAGTCTGCGGTGAAAGGCATATGCCCCCTAGGTACTCCACCGACATAAGTGATGTTCTGGTCTAGGATTGGAGCGGGTAACCACTCCTTGAACGAGCATCCAGCCACGAATTCCTTAACAACCTGAGAGTATCCACTGATTGGGGTGAATGTAATCGCCAACTTACCTCTTCTGGTAACCAGACGGTAGCGTAAGGTCTCCACCCAGTCCATCGGCACGAGTTCGTCACACCAAATCAGGTCGCATTCGCCACCTTCGATGACATCTCGCTTCTGAGCGTAGTTCATAAACACGCATTGCGAGCCGTTAGGAAGGATGAACGACTCTTCTGAGAAGCCGTTTTTCTGCGAGTAAGCGATGTTAGTGACCTTCGTCTTCTTACAATTCTTCAATTCTGGAGGCATATACTTCCAGACGACATTCTGTTGCATCTGAATGCTCGACTTCTGGGTCGTATGTAAGCACCAGACCATCGACTTCTCCTTGTTTATGAGCGTCTGGATGACTCTTTTAGCCATCCACTCCGTTTTACCAGCACGATTACCGCCTAAGACGAGGATTTCCTGCTTATTTTTCAGTAATTCATCGGCCTTTTTCCAATGGTCAGGCTCAAAACCGTGACGATAAGGGTCTAACTGTTCGGCGAGTATCTTGTCTTCACGCAACTCCAGTATCTGAGCGGTCTTCTCGATGCCCAGTTTCTCAACGAGCATCTTAACATCAGGCATCCTCATTACAGGATGCGGAGTAGGCTTGAAGTTAATCTCAGACATTATCTGTCTGTCATGTAGTCAACATAGTTTCCGAAGTTGAACGCTTCGGGGCGGTATGAACTGTATCCAATCTGACCTAGTGTCGGGTCAATGTTGAGCACATTTCTGTTCCTATTCATGTTGACGATACGCCGTTCGGATTCGGCATCATACATAGAAGCGTATTCAGGCTTCATCATCGCAACAACCTTTCCGTTCTGGACGGCATAGTTGTACTCTGGGCCTCTGTAGAAGTTCTGCGTCATAAGAGACTTTTCGATTCCTCTTTCGGCGGCAACCTGAGCCTCAAGCATTTGCAGATACGCACTATCTTTGACAGGCACATATTCATTACCTTCTTTGATGACAGGGTAGTTTATAGCGGGGTAACCCTGAGTGCCACGCAGTGTCATGTATCTGCGTCTGGCTTCATTCTCAACACCAAGTAAATCTATTGTGTCGTAAACACCAAGGAATTCAGGAATGCCAGCAGAAATCATGTTCGTGGCACTTCTGCCAGCACGGCTTGCGGCGGCTAAAGTTCCAAGTGCAACACCTTCTGCGACTTCACCTTGGTCAGCGGCATAACGATAGGCTCTGCGAACTGGGCCTTCTTCTCTTACGATGTCGTAAAGACCAGCGGCAGTTTCAAGTCCGATATTTGTCTTACCAAAAACGCCTCCTGTGCTTAACCCTGCAATTCTTTTCGGAAGAGACGGTTTTGTACCACTAGGAGGAGTATATGCAGGAGCAGAAGTAACTCTGTTTGGCTGTGTTTTTGCAGACCAGTTGATAGAGTCCAAATCTACTCTTGGAACTCCCTCACCACGGACATATGTAGTAGGCTTTAGGTCAAACTTTGGAATCTTACCTGCCGTCTCCAATGTCACCTGCCTAGGAGTCTGTGCGACTGCCTGAGGTGTCATATAAGGAGTTGTTGTAATAGTTGTAGGATTGTTGGCTAAGTTTATGGTCGGCCTAACACCAACAACGCTTTCTCCAGTAAGAATTACCCTGCCAGTCTTCAAATCTGCGACCCTGTTAATCGCTTCCTGATTTTTGAAAGGGAATCCAGACAGAATCTTTTCGACTGCGTACTCCTTTGCGGCTGTGCGAATAGCGGCGTTAGTTCCTTCAAAACGAGGAATAGCCTGAACGCCTTTACCTGCAAGTTCCGTGACTGCCTTTCCTTCAGCGGCTACACGGCTTCTCATCACATCAAGACCTTCCTTGTAAGCCTGTTTCCAACCCCTAACACCTTTGTAAACAGCACCACCGACACCAGCCGCAGTCAAAGAAGCACGAGGATACTCACTAGTCGTATCAGTTATCATACTGACAGGAGAAGTTGTTCGTCTCTGTGGCTTCTGTTTTGCCTGAGCGGTTGTGATGTAGTCGTTTAACGCATCCTGAAAAGGATTGAGGGTAGTGTCAGCCATATCGTTTGGAGGGTTTCTTCAATCCTGTCCTGTAAGCGTGTAAGAGGTTTTCGCTGGGGGTACAGGCTTCAAGGTTGGAAACGGAGTTGTTCTCCTTGTTTCCGTCCTTGTGGTTAATCTGTAACTCCGAGGAGGAATGTTCGTTCCAATATATCACTCCAAAGGTAATTGCAACTAACTTGTGTGCATTTATGTTAAACCTGAACTTGTTGTTGTGCAATTTGAACTGAAGGTAGCCATTTCTCAGTTTAGTAGGCTTCACAATCTTCTCAGGAAGCCTTCTGCCGTCACTTGTCACCTTAGGGCAAGCCCTGAGCCTACCTTGGTCTGAAACCTCGTACAGACCCAAGAATTGTTGGATTGGCACAGGCTTCCAGTTCTCTTGGTCGCTCATTGGCGTTAATAAGGGTTAGTGCTATTAAAGCGAAAGCCGTTTGGCGTTAATAAGAGTCACTTGACTAATTGAAAGTCTAAGGCTGACTAATTGAAAGTGGGGCCACAGGTCGGACTTGAACCGACAACCGTCTGTTTACAAAACAGATGCTCTACCATTGAGCCACAGTGGCGTTATCTTTGCGTTGCGAAGCAACGCATCGTTTTTACTTTTTGCAACCGCAACTCTTCTTCTTTTTCTTCTTCATGTTTACCAAGCCTTGCAACTCCAGTATCTGGGGGTGGTTTTGTCTTTTGCCGTGGCACACTTGTGGCGAGCACGGAACGATTTGCGGCGAGCAGGGTTGCTCTTTTTGATGGTCATGTTCGGGTCACCGAAACGGACAATCTTTGCCTTGCCGCCCTTGCCTTTGACATAGACGGCAGACTTCTTCGGGCCGTTCGGAGTCTTGAACGGTCTGTTGAGGGTGACCTTACGACCCTTGTAGGTAGCCATTACTTCTTGCCCTCCTTTTTATTGAAACCGTCATCAGGTACAGGCTTCTTGAACGGCGGGATGCCAAGTTTCTTGAAAAACTCGTTCTCAGGATTTGCTGTTGGCTTTGAAGGCTTGTTGGTAGGCTTTTTCATATGTTTGGAAACTAGGTTGACGGACAGTATGCCGAAGGTTGCGAGAATCGACAATGACAAATGAGTTTCGAGGGTACATCAGGTTGTCTTTGCATAAAACAATGACCTTAAAGCCAGTATCATGCTCAACCATCAGGCAAGTGTTGTTCTTGTAGCGATTGTTATGAACTTTGCCGACCCACTTGGTGTTGTTTACTGTTTTATCGAACTCACCCTTGGTCATCGGCCTGTTTTGTTCGGCTTCCTTAACCTCGGCTAGATGTTCGGCCTTCAGATTTGCATATAACTGTAAAAACTTCAGGCCACCGTCAGACCAAAGCACCGTCTTCATCCGTTCGGGCTTGTTCGACTCTTCTCTCTTCCAAAGAACGCCCAGTTCGGGATGAAAATTC